GCGCCATCCGCAGCAACCGCTGGGACGCAAGAAAAGGTGCGCGTTGTTGTGGTGCCGGCGGGTGGCGGCGGCGTTGGGGGTGGAGGCGCCGGTGGCGCTGTGCAAGAAGTGAAGCCAAACAAGTTGCCATCGTATTTCAGCGAGGAGTATCAACAAGTTGGCATTCTCACGTCGCCCACAGAGCGCGAGGGCGGTGACCCCATGATTTTGCCGCTATTCGGACGTCGTATGGAGCGTCATCACCGTTGGCAGTACTACGCCGCAGGCGAGAAGCCGCAGCATTTGTGGCGCGTGGCCGTGCACGTGAATGGACGCGAATGTGAGGAGACGGTGGGGTGCCCCGAGATTCTCAATGGCGACACAGTGAACGTCCCCGTGTATCCCAACCGAACGTTCGTCGCGTCTATGTACAAGCTCGATGCACCCAAGTATTTCGCGGATAGATACTAGGCTTTATAAGTCTAGTTTCAACATCAGGACGTAGAGGACAACTGCTAGAAGGAGCACCCGGGCCGCCGACATGTAGAGCTCGTTGGTGGTGAGGAGGGGGATGCGGGTGCCGAGCATTTGCGATAGCATCGGGTGGAAGATGATGGCGGCGAGGACGGCCGCGATGAGGGCGCGCTTGGCGAGGTCGAACTCGAACATGCCGGACGGCGGGCCTTGTGCATAGTGAGGGTAGTTCATCATGGCGGCCTGTTGGGCGGCAACGTGCGCGGCATGGGCTTGCGCTTGCGCAGGGTGTGCGTGAGGGGCGGCACCGGAAGGACGGTTGTTGGCCGTCGCGGCGGCGACCTCAGCGTCCATCTCTTGGAGGACGTCGCGAATGGTCGGGTCGTCAATCATCTGTTGCTGATGGCTGGACGGAGGGAGGTTTTGGACGGGCGTGCTCATGGGCGGTGTGGCCATAGTGTGAAGAAGAGAGAGGGGCTTTAGTTTAGAATGCCGAAAGAAAATGAAAGGGGATGGACGCGGTAGCGCATGGAATGACGCATGGGCGCATGTTGCATGACGCATGGGGGCATGTTGCATGACGCATGGGGGCATGTTGCATGACGCATGGGGGCATGTTGCATGACGCATGGGGGCATGTTGCATGACGCATGTTGCATTAGGTTGGAATCAATAGTTGTTCGGTCAATTTCTTCTTTTTGCAATCGACCGGATACGGGATGTACTTTACGCACTTGTCACCGACCTTGAACGTCTTATCTTGGATGCTCGCGAGGGGCGCTGCGCGAAGGACGCGGCACTGATTGTCCTCACATACACGCCGGAAGACGCTCGCGAGCCCGAGGCCGAGCAGGATGCTCACACAGATTTGACCGCGCTCGTTGTGTAAAAGACGGTCGACGACCTTGTCCGCAGACGGCAAGAGCTTTGCAAAAAGCATGTTGTGTTGTGAGTGAGTGCGCTTACTATGGTGTCATAAAACATCTCGCGATTAATAATTGAATGGTCTCATAACTGGGTCGAAAAAGACATCATCCTAAGCCGCCAAAGGTTGCGTGACCGCGTCCTTCGTGCATGCCACCGCCTCGACATTGAACTTGTAGCAGTCTCCCGCCAAGTCTTGGTAGATTATTCGGTCCATGTTGTGCGGGTTGGGGTAGGTGTCGACGTACGTCACCGCAGGCTGTATCAGGTAGACGGCGAGCATGCCAACGCCAAACGCGGTTAGAAAGGCCGCCCAATGGAATTGAAAGGTGCGCATGGGTTGTGGGATTCGCTACTACTCTAGTATATGTTTTGTATATATGTCGCGTGCCTTAGATACCGGTCGATTGTCCATGAACTTGAAGAATTCTTCTTTATTATCGGCGTGGAGAAGCCCCGCTTGCGCCTCGAACTGGCGGCGCGCGGCCTCGAGGGCCATGCGCGGCTGATTGTACTTTTGCTCGTAGCGGTCCTCTAGAATACGGTTCGATTGGTCGTTGTTGCGGCAGTCTTGGCGCCATTGGTCGTAATAATACTTGAGCGTCTTTGGAGACGTCTCGGTGGGGGCCACCGCCGTCGCTATGAATTGCTTCACGAATGTGTGCAGCGATGATGTGGGAGGCTTCTTGTCTTTCATGTGTGGCTTCTATTACTTACTGATGGATGCCGAAAAAGAAAGGAGGAGATTGTGCGCTTTCAGGCTTAGGCAAAGGGGCTCGCCGGCCAGACGGCCTCACTCGGGTGAGCGAGGCCAGTGGGCAGGTCGCGGAGGGCTTGGCGGTACTCGCGGACGGCCGATTGGGCGGTCTCGCTCAGGGGAGAGTCGATGGTCATGGCCCAGTCTGTCTCCGCCAGGCGGCGCGTGCGGTCCGCGCGGAAGGACGCCCACTGTTGCTCGAGTTTGACCGCCGTCTTTGCGGGGTCCTCCTCGAATGTGTAGGTGGTGATGGTTGTTGTGGTGGATGTCTCGTCGTCCATTTGTTCAGTGTGGTCAGTTTGTGTGGCGACCGCCTTGATGACGTCCTTGTCCATGCCATCGGGCACTTGGACGTGGACCGTCACTTCCGGCCAGCCCCACGGGCCCCCATACTTGGCCTGATTTGGGGCCTCGTCCTCGTAGAAGGTCGCGATGTTGTGGGTGGCACGCTCTATAATCGCAATAGTAGGCATTTTGGTTGCGCTCTCTGATTATTGGGTGCAATTAATTCTTTAGATGGCCGCAAAAAATGGAAGCATAGAAACAGGACGCGGTGGGAATAGAGAGACCATGAGCGCCGCCGCCACTCCGCCCGTGACAGGCGGTCCCTTGGAGAACGACCTACAGCGGAAGTTCGCGATGGACATGCATGTAGCCGGTTTCATTGTGAACTGGATGACGTTCATGGACGGCACAAGGACGCCGAGCGTCTATGGGAGCCATTGGATGATTCGAGAGGCGACGGACTTGCAGCTCCGCTTTCGTAGCTTTGGCGACAACACTGTGGCTTGGCCTGTGGTGGCTTAAAGAATGGATGAGTGATGAGTGGTAAGAGAAGGAGAAGATGGCACAAATGGACCCCGTTATTCAGACGCTCGTTGCGCATGGCTGCGGAGCGCCGATGTTCTCGTTGTCGGGCATGAACACTTGGGCGCGGGTGACAAGCGTTTACGACGGCGACACTGTGACGCTCGCGGTGCCCATTTTTGGAAGTGTCTATCGCTTTTCCATGCGTGTAAATGGCATTGATACGCCAGAGATAAAGAGCAAGTTGCCCGAGAATAGGCTACAGGCTGTGCGTGCGCGCAACCGACTGCTTCAACTTGTCGGGTTGTCGGCCTTGACGTCTGTTGGCCTTGACAATGATATGAAAAAGAAGGATATTGACGTCATGCTTGTGGCCCAACCGTGCATAGTTTGGGCGGAGTGTGGTGAGAATGATAAGTATGGTCGCGTGTTGTGCACTCTGTACAAGGACCCCATGAAGACGGAGAGCTTTGCAGAAGTTTTGTTGCGCGAGAAGCTTGCTTATGCATATGGCGGCGGAACAAAGTTGAAAGAGGAGGAACAGCTCAACCACGCGTAGCCGGCCAAGTAAGGGTGTCGTCGAAGAGGGACTTGAACTGCTGCGAGACGGTGCGGTCCGGGTTCAATTGCTCCGAATACAGAGAGCGCGGCACCATGACAACCTTTGTTTTTTGCTTCGGGCACTGCTGTGTTTGATTGTAATAGCCCTGCATGACCATGACCACGCCTACAAAGAGCACAAACACCGCGACTGCTTTCATCTGTTTACTTGCAGTCTCCTTGCTCACAGACGAGATTTCTTATTTTGAAACATGTTAAAAATAAGGGGCTGTTTAATTATTTATTTACGGCGTGGATGTGGGCTCTTGGACGGTCTCAGCTAGGACGGTCTCAGGGACGGGCGCTTGAACGGTCTCAATGACGGTCTCCGGGACCGGCTCATTCGTTAGCTCCTCTTGGAGTGCGGCGGGCGCAGCAAACTCAGACTTGTAGTGAGGGTTATCGTGGTGGCCATCGAGCTCGTCTTGAAGAGTGGCGGATGCGTCGACAGCTTTGGCGGAGGCGTCGAGGGTGGCTTTGGCGGCTGTGTCGAGGGCGGCGGCCGCGGCGCTTGCGGTCTCCTCCTCGCGGCGCTTCAGCCAGGCGTCGCGCTCCTCCATGGCGTTCGTGACCTTGTCTTGCTTGCGCTCCTCGTAGTGCTGGTCGCGCATATTCATGTTTTTGTTGTACTCGGACATGAGCGTGTTCAGTTGCTCGGCGCCCGTGTACTTTTGCTCCGCGACTTGGTCAGCGCGAGGGTCCCAAGGGACCCAGCAGCCGACTTGGGCCACGAAGATGTTGTGCTTGTCGCCCATGCGCTTGAGGACTTGTGCGCGGATTTCGGCCTCCTTGATGGTGTCAAACACGCCGCGCACCTTGAAGCCGCGGACGGTCGTACGGAACTCGTTGGCGCGGTGGAACTCGTCCTCGATGTCCGCCGAGTGGACGCTCTTGAAGAAGCGGTATTGCTCCTGCAGCTCGCCGGCCTCGAACAGGTGTGCGTTGGTCTCGCGAATGGCCGAAAGACGGTCGGCGGCGTCGGGGTGGATGGTCTTGAGGTTCGTCAGGAGGAACTCGAGTTGCTTCGTCGCGTCCTCTAGGAATTTGCTGATGTAGAAGACCTCCTTGTTGGCAAGGACGTCCTCAGGCGAGAGGAAAGAGACGCATGCGTAGTTTTGGTTACGAAGAGGGGCGTCCTCGTCGAGGTAGTCGATGGGTTGCTCGGGGGTGGGAACGGCCGACATGTTGTGGGAGCGGGGTGTGTAGCTGGTGGCTCTGACTAATTGTAAGATGGCGCGAGTTCTCTAAATGGTTTTTTCTTTGGCTGTAGATAGATAGCTTGCTGCTATAAAATACAAAATGAGCTACACGCTGAACTTCGAAGAGATGGTGTCGCGCATCGTCAAGTACCTGCTGGAGGGTCTGGTGGTGGGCATCGTTGCGTTCGTGCTGCCGAGCAAGGGCATGAACCTGGGCGAGGCCGCTGTTATCGCCCTGGTCGCGGCGTCGATGTTCGCGCTGCTGGACCTGCTATCGCCGTCCATCGGTGCCAGCTTCCGCCAAGGCGCGGGCATGGGCCTGGGCTTCGGTCTGGTTGGCTTCCCTTGAGTGCTAGGTGTGTATGTGCTCTGCTAGGTGAGTCGGGTATGTTGTTTTTCAAATGATGCTTTGATATAAAGCAGAGGGTGTAAAATATGGCAAGCGAAGTAAAAATGAGCAGCGAGAGCTCTTTTAGGCGCGCGGTAAATTTCGTTATTACAGGCGGTCAAGTGTCGGCGTCTTTGACGGCAATGATGGCGGTGGCGTTCTTGCCGGTGAAAACCTACTTGGACGTCGAGTCCATTCAAAAAGAGCAAGAGAAGATGCAAATCGAGCAGACACAGATGAAGGCCGATGTCGTGTCTATTCAACGTGATGTGACCGCCATTCTTGCCAAAGTCAGCGAACGGCGGCGCGGGTGGTTTTCATAGTAGCTCTGGGGCTGCATCATCTTGTACAAGACGCTTACGCTTGAGTTGAATGGGAAGAGGTCCAATGAACGCTGGTCCCGGAGTGTAGTTTTTATGATTGGCTTGAGCGATGGGGTTACTCCACTCAAGGTTTTCAGGACGGTTGTTTTGAATGTTGCGGTCTTTGTGGTTGACACTGATATTTACGCCTGGTGGAGCAGGACCGTGAAATGTATGGCAAACGAGCGTATGTATTTTCTTGAAGATGCGCTTCGATTTGAACGATAGCTGAGTCATGAAGTAACCACCGTCGGACATGATTCCAAATGTAACTACACGATTCGTTTTGAGACGTCCAAAGTTGCTGACCCACACATCTTGAATAAGGTCGGGGAAGTTTGTCACTTTTCTCCACACCTCTCCCACCGCGTCCATATCAGCATACTCGAACCGCCATCCGTTCACCGTTCCGCCTTCTTTAGCGGCCTTTGAGATGACGCCAGAGTTGGGGTGTTCATTGCAAATGTGACGAGCGGCCTTTATGATAGTAGAAAACTCAATAGATTCACCAGCTTCGTTTGTCCCAATGACGATTTTTCCTCTTTTATCCGCGCATGCAGCGCTCGAGTGCGGATTGCAGCGTCGAGTGTGACGGCGATGCACAGTCGGGGTAAGGAAACGTAGATTCTCGAGGCGGTTGTCAAAGCCGTTCTCATTGATGTGGTCCACCTCTAAGCCGTCCCCTGATTGACCCGTAAATGCCTCGAGAAGAAGCCGATGAACACGTTTGTATTGATAGTCACCGTTCTTATCGACTATGCGAATTCTATAGTAACCATTGGATTCGGTTCCTTGCGTTATTTCGCCGTTCTGCAATAACACCGTGCCGTCACGGAAAAATGTGTATTTTGGAAACTCAGGATGAATGGCGCTTTCCATCGTGTCGATGTGGTTAATGTGTATATGACGACGTAGTGCATGTGCCGTATCCTTTTTTGGGATTTGTGTTGGAGGGAGCCAGGCCCAAACTAGGACCCAATGCCGTCCGATGCACAGCCGTCCAACGCAAGGCCGTCCAAGGGAATTGTGCCAGGACTTGGGCCAGGCCATCCATAGCAAAAAATGATTATGGCTCTCACACAAGGTTGTCAAATAATCACAATCCCTTCCGCAATCACTATCAAAATGGCTCTCGAGTTCCGCCCCAAGACGGCCCCTCTTCAGATTCAACTCACCAGCGACGAAGCTTGGAAGGACGTTACCTTCGGCAACACTACATATCAGGTCTCTAGCAATGGACGCTTCCGCCGTCCTTCCGGAGTTACGAACATCGGTACCGCCATGAGCGGCAAGAAGTGCCGGTATGTCACGATGACTTACAAGGACGCCAAGAATATGACTCATTCGAAGCGCGCTTACATCCATCGTCTGATGTGGGAGGCGTTCAACGGTCCTATTCCGGATGGGCATTTCGTGATGCACAAGACGGATGCTCCGCTTCTTCCGGACGGGAGCCATCGCAGCTGGCTGGGCGACCTTTGGGTAGGTCTTCCTGGAACGACGGCGGCCGTCCAAGAGGAGGATGCCGTTCTTGAGGAGGGTGGTCATGATGAAGATGGCGAGCAGGACGGCGAGCAGCAGGACGGCCAGAACATCATTACGACGGTCATCGAGAGCCGTCCCCGTCACGCCGCGACCGCGAAGGAGCACAAGACGCCGGTTGGCTTCTGGATTCAAAAGGCAGCCGGTGGCAAAGGGGCGGCGGCGGTCGTCGACATCAAGCGCGCGGTCAAGAACGGTACCCACCTGCAGTGGAAGTCGCCATCTTCGCTGGTTCTAGGACTGGAGGTCAAGATAGAAGTCGCCAAGAAGATGGTAAGGTGGGTTCTGGCTCGTCACCCCGATGTTGCCAAGTTCGTCGATTGCGACGGCTGCAAGGAGAACGTCGAAGGTTTGACCGAAGACGACCTGGCGTTCTACAACAACTTTACTTTCCGCGAGAAGGACGACCCGTTCCGGGACAAGACGAAGGAAGAAGAGAAGACGAAGCGGCGCACCGTTCTTCCGCCGGTGGAGAGCGGTATTACGGGCGAGATGATGCCCAAGTTCTGCTCGTATCGCGCAAGCACCGAGATTCATGGTGAGAAGTTCTTAATCGAGAATCACCCCAACATGACCCAGCGGACGTGGTCGACACCAACCTCTCACAAGTACACAACGAAACAAAAGTATGACCTGATGATGGTGCGCCTTGGTGAGCTTAATATTGGCAAGGACGATGAAATTATTAATGAAGTGGTGGAGGATGATGCCTACGCTCGGAAGCTGAAAGAGGTCAAGGACGCTGCCGCGGCCAGCAAGGTGGCGGCCGGTGCGAACGGTGCGCCTGATGGCCACAACATCGTGAAGATGCACTACAAGGCCGCCCCGAAGCCCAAGGTCGTATACGCAAGGCCGTCCATTCAAAACGTAGCGAAGGACTCGCAGCACAAGGCCAACATCGCTCTCTCCAATGTGCGTCTCAAGCGGGCGAGGTCGGGAATGACGGACGCCATCATCGACAAGGTCCGGGAGCTGATTGCTGCGAAGAAATCCAACAAGGAAGTGGAGGAAAAGCTCGGCCTGACGCGCGCAGTGGTGTCGCGAATCAAGAACGGCAACATGATTAAGGAGTCCGAGATGATGGAGGTCGGCGAAGAACGGTACAAGGTGCCAGGCGAGCTTGTGGTTGCTCTCCCCAATGGCGCAAAGCGCCGCAAGATATCCGCGGACAAGCACATGGAGGTCATCAAGTACGTTTACGAGCATCCCATGGGCATCGTCGAGCTCGAGGAGAAGGCGAAGGAGCTCTTCGACATTGACATTTCACACGAGGTGTCCAAGAATCTCCTCAAGGGCTGCACCATGTTGACCGAGGTCGAGTTTCCGGTCGCAAACACGACATGGGACGAGTACAACCGTCTCATCGACGCCATCAAAGTTCGCAACTACCGCGCACTCGCGCTCGCTTACCGGGGTTAATTGGGGGGATAATATGGGATGAATGGGTGGTCTCGACCGTTCTTTTTGCCTTGCTGGTTGATTGTAAGTAATCATGGCGCCAGCATGCTAGATTCGAGGCGAATGGGTGGTCTTGACCGTTCTTTTTTGCCTTTCTGGTCTATTGTAAGTAAACAAATAATCATGTCGTCTGTATGCTAGATTCGAGGTGAATGGGTGGTCTCGGCCGTTCTTTTTGCCTTGCTGGTTCATTAGATAATCATGGCGCCTGCATGCTAGATTCGAAGCGAGTGAATAGTAAATATTCAAAGGAAGTAAAAATGATTTGCAGTGTGCGTTTTTGAGACAGATTTTGTGATTTCCGCACCACTCTAGTTTGAGTAGGCCAATCCGCCCATCCCACTCAAAATTCTCAGTACATTGTAGTTAGTAGCGAACACCTTCGCCGTGGCCGCGGGTGCGTTGGCCAGGCGCTCCAGCTTTAGGCTGGCAGTGTCAATGCGCGACATGTTCAGGGTGCCGGAGGGTTGGTGCTCCTCGGGCTTCAGGGCGAACGAGTACACGTAGATGTTCTTGCCGATGGGCACGTTCTCGTGGTGTTGGAAAGGTTGGACCAGCTCGAAGTAAGCGGCCGGGCGGGTGGCAAACCGGTCGTGGCCGTTCAGTTGCAGCTTGGCGGCCTCCATGGTGCCCGAGTACTCCAGCTTCTCGTCGCCGGCAGCCTTCAGGACCCACACGAGCTCCTTCACAGGATGATTAAAACTTAGTTTTATGTTACCAAGAGTGGTCTCGTCACCTGTGAATTGAAGCTGGTCAATTAGATATTCGTGACTCATTTGGCTGAATCTGCGTCTCTCGTCCGTATCGAGGAAAACATAATCCACCCACAGACGCGCGTCCATGTTTGCGCCATCGACGGCAGCGGTGGCATCGGAAACCTTGCCGATGTCCTCGAACTCAATGTTGACCTTGACATCGTGGTATTGCAGGGCAATCAGGGGCAGGGCCAGGCCGGGGTTGCGGCAGAACCAGAACTCCAGGGGCACGTAGACGGTGTTCTTGGCCAGGCCACCCTCGCCGGTCAGGGCGGAGTAACCGGCTTGCTTGCCCATGGGCAGGGACAGCTCGTTCCAGATGTGCATCCACTCACCGTAGTGCTTGTCAATCTTCTGGCCACCAATCTCCAGCTCGACCGACTTAATCAGGGCCAGACCGGCCTTGTCGACGTAAGACTTTCCGGCCGCCAGCTCGGGCAGCTCGACTTGCAGCCACATGCGGTGAATCAGGTCACCGTTGCGGGAGATTTGGGCGGTGACGCGCGAGCCGAAGCGGGGGGAGCCGTTGAACGATTGCTCAATGGCCTCCATCGCGAAGTTGGTGTGGCGGCGGTACACGACCTTCCAGAAGGTGATTTGGGGGTTGCCCGTCAGGTAGACATCTTGGGCACCGTAAGCGACTAGTTGCAGAAGACCACCGCCCATTTTTGACGAGGTAAAGACTTGGTTGTACTCTCTCCGGAGAAAATAAATTTGGGCGGGGTCGGAAGGGAGGGCCGGAAGGGAGGAGGAAACTCTAGCTTCTCCGATTGGAGGGGGTGTAGTTAGCTAACTACACCCCCTCTGTGTTAATTTTGTACGTATTTGAATCACAAGTACTCGAGGAAAAAAGACATACACATTAACTCATTATTGGTAATCCACGCGAAGAAAGGGCTACCAATATTGTATTGATAACTTCAGCCATACAAAATGCAGGTGCTTGTGGTCGATATCGAACAAATATGCAATCTAACTGTTGTTCGATGTATTTCTGCCGAGCCATGTCGGCCTCAAAGCGTATACTTGAGTGAGTATATTCTTCATCGCATTCAACAGCCACTCTTTGTACAGGAAAGTAGAGGTCGATGATATACCGATGGTCTCCTTCAATACTGTATTGTGGTATCATTTTTATGCCGTGAAATGCACGCATTATGTAATCAACAGTTTCAGTTTCAACAGGTAGTAATTTTGTATTCGACACATCAATATGAAAACGCCGAGCTAGCTCAGTCGCTCGTACTTTTCTAGAACGCAGTAGAAGCAACTTTAAACAATCGAAAGACACACACGTTACACATCTGTTCTTATCAAGCACGACGCTTTTTGTTCCCGATGGGGGAAGCTTGTGTATTGCCATACGGATGTTTGATGAGATATCAAGGTCGCGTGCACAAAACCAGGTCGCTCCATTGTCGTCAACATGCGTCCTTATCCCCAACGAGGTTGCTATTGATTGTTGGGTCTCCATTTGTATAACCGCATAGGCCTAGTTTATGTATTACCCTCTTAAGTGCTGAGGGGGAAAAGGACTTAAGAGCGTCGCAATACAAATATAAAATGGCGGGCCCTCACGTGTCTGATGCGGCTCTTCGTGATATGCTCGACACACTGCGCAACGATGTGGTGGCTTTCAAGCTCGTAGAAAACCACATCAAGAGAAACAAGATGAACAAAATTGTCGACCGCCTATGCTGGCACATTTGTTCTCAGGAAGTGAAGGACGTAAAGAAGATAATTGACAAGATAAATGAAGAAGGTGATGAGGAAACTGAGGCAATCCCACTGACACAGGAAGAGTGGGAAACCATCGTGCACCCATCCGGCGACTGGTGCCTATACATGACGTTTGACGAGAGGGCTTTTCAAGAAAATGAGTCGAAAGCTTACGAACACATCAGATCATGTGTGAGCGACGAAAAGAATAAAAACCTAAAACAGTCTCATGCTCAAATTGAGCTAACCATTCGCCGCGGTGAACGGTTCACGGCAACAACCACTCTTCGAGAGGTGCTAGAGCGCATTAAGAGCGGTCTGGTTTACGGATACTACGAAGGAATCGTACCATCGGCTCAAGACCACTTTCTGTACTCCGACAACTTCAATGACATTCCAATCTACAAGCTTCAAACGGGCACTTGATGATATGCTATATCATCTATGAAATTTTTGTACCCTCGTTTTTGTAGGATTGATTGTGAACACATAATCATGCCCGCCACCCTCCGAGAGCTTCACAGTGCGTTGACACGCGAACAATGTCGCGCGCTCATGTCGGACACCCGCCCCAAGGTCATCAATCCACTGACAGGTCGTCAGATTGAGCGCTTCAAGGCATTGCACACTAAACTCGTAAAGGCGTGCAAAGGCCGTTATGCCTCTTTGGAAGCCGCGCATGTTGCGCATGTTGCGCATGCTACGCATGTTGCGCATGCTACGCATGAACAAGACCAGGTTCCGCCTCACCGCCCGGAACCTCGTCGTGTCCATGCGCGTGTAGGCACCGCCACCCAAGCTGTCCAAGCCACGCGTACCCAAGCTACCCAAGCCACTCGGACACAATCCCCACACGCCCCACCGACGATACACTCGCCTGTTCTACGAGCTATGGAGCAATCC